AGAAGAGGGCCACGAAGGAGGAGGGGGGTATTTTTTTAGGACCCCCCTCCCCCCATGCTTTGAAGCTACGGTGACTTACGTTCGACTTTCTTGTAGAGTCCGTCGAAGTGCACGTTTGCCAAGATTGACTCAATGGCCTGCTCAACCGCTAGATCTTGATCCGGTTCAGATAGTGCTTCCGACGTGGAGACTGCACGAGCCAGGAAACCTGGTGTGTCATAGCCTTCACTTGTGTCGAACTTCTTCCACAGATCGTACTCCTCGAAAGGGTCGTAGGGGTTGGAGGCCAAACTCAACATGAATTCAGCCACAACTACAGCTCGCCTCTCAATGCAGCGGACCTCAACGTTTCAGCAGGAACACCAAGAGCAGCAGCTACATCAGCAACAGTGTTACCAGCACTGAGCATAGCCTTAGCACGTGCAGTGATGGCACTGGTCATGACCGCATTGGTACGCGGTAGGGCCAGCTCTGTCACACGCTTGGGGTCTGCGTAGTTGAGGATGTCACGCAGTCTGCTTGCACTCACAGCACCTGATTGAATGGCATCCCACTGCTCATCAGAGATGGGGATGACAGGCTTCTCCAAACCAAGGCGTGCACGGGCAGCGTTCTTCACCTGCCGTTCCACCTTCTTCCTACGGTCCATGTCATACCGTAGTGCTGGATCATCCTTGAGCTTGGCCTTGTATGCAGCACCAGCAATCACATCAGCACGTCTGTCAAGAGGCTTCTGTGCCTGGGCTGCCCTAAGGTCGGCCACTAGTTTGTCGACCTCGTTCTTGTAGATTGAACGGGCCTGCGTGTTGATCTTCGGACTTGGTGTACGAGCTCGCCTGAGACGGGCCGCATTGGCCATGGCCTTCATCTCATTGGCGTGATCTGCGTACAGGCGCTCTACAGGATCGGCCTTGTCATGGACAAGGGTGTATGCGTCATCTGTCAAAGCAAGACGCTTCACCTTTCGCTCTACAAGAACCTTCTCATCCAGGTACGTCTTGGTGGCCTTGTCGTACTTAGACCGGGTCTTGCCTGTGGGGACGGTGATCTTTCGACCTGTGGTGAGGTCGATCGGTCCACCTTCCTTCATGGGGCGATCCTTGAAATCGGGCACGTATTCCTTAGAAGTTGCCTTCGACAGGAGGGTAGTGGCTCCAGACTTCGCAGATCCCTGGTAGAGCTCCTTGAGTTGAGCGATGTTGTGATCCTTGGCGCTCTGCTTGTAGTTCAGCTGATGCTTTTCAGCATCGATGACCACCATGGAATGCTTTACCGCACGAACGACATGGTCCGGCTTGGCACCCTGAATGGACATATCTGTGATGAGATTGGTGATCATCCCCATTTCAAGACCGGTATTGGTCATGAGGGGGAAGTTGCCCTTACCGTTCTCTTCCTTGTACCCACCGTAGAGGGTTTTCGGGTTGAAAGTCTTCAGGCTCTCGTAGACCGGAGCTTCGGTCGACTTGATCTTGCCTGATCGGTTTGGGATGACGACAACCGTGTCCCCGTCGAAGTCAGCTCCAGAAAGGCGCTCTGCCACAACGGGGTGAATCCCGATGGCATCCTTAGCTTGGCCGAGAAGCTTCTTAGCGGTGCGGTTGTTGTTGTTGACAGTGACTTCAGGGATCTCGAAACGTCCGCCATGGGGAAAGCGGATGAGAGCAACGCGCTCACCAGTCTCGAAGTTGGGCGCATAGATCTCTCCCTTGTTCATCTTCGACATGGGAATGATGACCTGTGTGCGTTGACGAGGCATGGCCGCGGCGCGAAGATCTACAGCATCGGAATCAACCTTATCTGCAAAGTCTTCGTACGCCTTCTGACGAACCACCGGGTTGGTGATCGTGTCGATCTCGTCGAGTCGCTGCTTCACCTGGTCACGAGTGATTTGGAGCTGGGACTTGATCAGGGAGTGAGGCTGCTTGGCCAGTACCTGTGAAGGTACCGATGTGCGCCAGTCATCCCAGTCGCCTTCTTCGTTCACGATGTTGAGGGCCGACTTGACCTTCTCCACACCCTTGGCGTCATGCTCCACGATCTGACGCTTGATCATCGACCCGAACGGATTGTCCTTATCGACGTTGCCATCAGCATCACGCTTCAGGGGCTTGAGGATCGTGTTGTCCTTGTCGCCCAGCAGCGGAGTCTTGGTGGTCTTGTTGGTGTGGAACTCGAGGTCAACACCAGGAGGCAGGTCATTCTTGAGAACCGCCATGCCCTTGATGTAGTGAGTGCCGTCGATGGCGATGCGAACCTGGGCGTAGGTGTTCTTACCCATATCCAGGTCCTTGACGCCAGGACGAACGTACACGATTCCATCATCTGCGGATTCGTGCACCACCTTCATGCGCTTGGAGCTCACGTTCAGAGGGGTCTTGACCCCAAAGAAGGTAGCACCGTCGTCTTCGGTGTAGTCGCCCATGGTGTGGATCTTGTCGGTCAGCTTCTTCGCCCCACCGAAACCCGTCCCCTTGGGAACGATGACTCGCTGGTTGGTGGCGTGACGCGTACCGACGTTGGGGGTCTGGAGAGTGTAGGTCTCGTAACCCTCATCACGCAGTACAGACAGGGCCGCATTCAGCTTGGTCTCGGCGATGCCGATCCGCACATCCACACCTTTGCCCACATCCACGATTCCGTGCTTGTCCACGTTCGCTCGGATCATCTCCGCCGTGTTGCGCAGCGAAGACTCCTTGATCTTCTCCGAGTTCGCCAAACGAAGACGAACGGTGGGCTTGGGAATGCCCAGTTCCTTGGAGATGACTTCCAGACTGTTGCCGGCGTCCTTGAGCTTGACGGCACGGGTTGTCTGGTCCAGGATGATCTGCTCACGAGCGATGGTCTTGGTCGAACGAAGGTCAGCGACCGTGAGGCCCATGGCGGTTGCGATCTCGACCTCGGGGATGCCTTGCTTCTTGAGGTCAGTCACCATTGCGTAGAAGTCGGTACTACGCTGGTACGCGTCCTTGCCCGAACCCCACGGATATCGACCGGACTTCGTGAGGATGCCGTAGTGCATGAGATCCTTGTGCAACTTCTTCACAGCATTACCTCCTTCATGTCGGCGATTTCCTTCGTGAACGTCTTGATGGTGTCCATGATCTCTCGAACGACACCCGGGTCTGCGATGAACTCAGTGATCTCATCCATCTGGTAGATGCGCCCGATCATCTCGATGTCGTACGGGTTGATCTCGTACTCGAGGCAGAACAGGGCGAAGTAGATCATGATCTGATCTGGTGATCCAGGGTGAACTCCGGTCTTCAGGTCGTGAATGCGGAGAATCCCTTGACGGAAACAAATCGCGTCGGCAGTGCCGAAGCAATCGTCGTTGAAGAACAACACCTGCTCGGGTGTCATGCGGAAGCCGATGGCATCGTTGACATACAGGGAGAGAGTCGAGCCGTTGTCCTCGAGGCGCACGCGCTCACGAATACAGAAGGCAGCGAGATTGTGCTTACGCGTACCCTCTTCCGACTTGAACTTGTTCTCCCAGATCCGCTTCATCTTCTCGAGATCGTAGCGAATCCAGTGGTACTTGCTGGCTCCGAGGAAGGCGTGCTTGCCCTCAACCTGCCAGTGCGAGTTGAAGCGCACGCAGCACCTCCTCTTCGTTCTCGGGATAGATGAATGAGCAGAATGTGACTTCGGACCACTTGTCGACCCAGTACTGTTGGTTCGGGCGTAGCTTGGACTTCTCCGACGCCTTCACTTCCAACAGGGCCCAGCGGTTACCGATGTACACAGTGAGATCCGGGATTCCCTGTTGCCCAGGGAGGTTGGGATCGTTGATGACAACCCGACAAATATCGGGGCCTCCGAAGAAGCGAATGATGCGTTTGATCAGCGCTGCTTGGTAATCGCGTTCGAGCATGTCACCTCCTAGTGAAAAAACAAAAAAGAAGGTATCTGTTGATAACGTCTCTGATTTCAGCGTAGACGTAAGATATTCTCCTCATCATAAGGGATGTTTTTCTTATCAGAGAGAAAACTGTGACTGGATGTACCAGGCACAGCTCCCACGGTCAGTTCAACCGTGTTTTGGTCTCCTCTCTTGGCCACGCCTTCTTCGCGAAAGCGGAAGCTTGGAAGTTCTTCTTGCGGTGCAATGCCTTCCACACCGCCTGGTCGATGATGGAGCGAGACTTGAAGACGTAGTAGTTCATGGTCTCGTATGGCGTGTTCATCCGATCGATGCGCCCCTTTGCCTGGTGGAACTGCTTGTAGGAATATGGCAAACTGAAGAACACTTCGGTGTCGGTAGAGACACAGTTCCAGCCCTCGCTGCCGGCGCTGTACTGCACCAGGTACAACCAACGCTCGGTGGGCGGGATGGGTTGATGGTAGTGACCGTTCCACTCGGCCACTGGAATATCGAGCCGCGTCATCATCGTTCGGAGCAGGGCGAGCTCCGGGTTGTGGTTGTAGAAGACGATGACTCGAGGGTGCTTGGCACAGATCTTCTCGAGGTTGTCAAGCCGTGATGGGTGGGTGTTGGAGCTAGTACGGAGTAGACGCATCATGTCGCCAGCATCCTTGACTGGCACGTTCTCGTACGGGTTCCACCGGTCACGGTAGATCTGTTGCTGCTCCTTGAGGTCGAACTCCACAGGCACAATGTGCTCTACGCGTGTGGTGTGGCGCTCGAGGTACATCTCCACGTAGATCTTCTCGCGCAACTGGTAGAGGTACCAGTCATCTACGTAGCGGTCAACCTTGGGGTACTTGACGAAACGACTGAACACGACGTGTCGGTTGTTGAACTCCGTCTTGTTCTTGAAGAAGCCGTTGGCTAGGAAGACTGGAACCAGATCGGTCCATGTGTCAGCTGGGGTAGCGGAAAGCAGAATCCAGTCGACGTTCTTGGTGATCTTGAGGAAGGCATCAACCCATGCGCCGGCCCCAACCACCTTCTGCTCGTCGAAGATGAAGAAGGCATCTCGATCGATGTACTGCTTGATCTGGTTCCAGCTGTCAACCACCAACTCTTGCCGTAGCGACATCTTCATCGCATCGGCATACCACTCACCACTATCGCGCTTCTTCGCGGTAGTAATGACGATGATCTGTTTCTCAGGGTGTTTCTCTGCTGCGTAGGCTAGGGCCGCGATCGACTTACCCGAGCCCACATCACCCACAAGAACACTACCAGTGTGAAGCTTAGCTATTGCTTCACGTTGGTGTGGTGCTAGTTCAAACACGTGACCGTGCAGACGTAGCCCGCAGCATGGGCCTTGTTGAGTTCGTCGAGGATGTAGTCGTAGGATCGACCACTGACCTCAACCGCCCACGCCACGTTGGTATACGTGACGAGGATGATCTTAACGCGGCTCATCCCTTGATCCTCCTTCGCGGACAGCTCTTCTTGTGGGTGCGACCAAGAACCGGACGAAGGTCTCGAGGGCCTCCGACCGGAACCTTGCAGTGCTTGCAAAGGTAGACCTTGTTCTCTGATTCCATGTGAGCTCCTAGGTGAAAACCTCTACCCCCTGTGTGAACAGAGGGTAGTAGGTCAGAGGTAGGTGACGGCGTACGAGACAGCGATGGCGATCATGATGATGAAACAGTCGATGATGAGGCCGGTGATCGCGAACGTCATCAGTCGCTTCCAGGCGGCTTTGAAGCCAACCGTGAAGGTACTGAAGACGAACACGAGAGTACCGACGAAGGTCATGAGGACGGTCATGATTGAATCTCCTTGGTTGAATGTGGCGTGTGTTACTTCTATCTAAGCACATGTAAAATATGCCTGTTTTAGGCCATTTGGGGCTGCTACACGTTTACGCGTTTTTACGCACCCCCTTACGCCACGATATTTCTCTCTATTTATACTACTTTTAATACTATACTATACTAATAAATATGTGTAATTGTGTAATAGATAGTAGTTTCCCCTGGTCAAAGGCCTTTTTGCCCCTCCACAAAAAATCTGGGTTACGCCGCAGCTTTTCGTGTAGCGCGGGGAAATTTTTGCGTAATTGCTGGTTTTTCGTCTTTTAGGAACTTTTCTCATTACACGTTTACACGTTTTTATCCGGGTGGAAGTGACTAAAACTCCATTACACAAAAAAATAAACGCGTAATTTGCGCACTTCGGGGCGTTCGCGGGACCAAAGAGGTCTCAACGAACGCCCCGAAGAGGGTCATGCGCCTGCTGTGTCCGGGATCAGCTCTGGGACTTCCCGTAGACGGCC